GTTAGGTACTTCTTCTAACATTTCACCACGCTTTTTACCAATAAGAAATGTTGTTTCTAATGCATCATAGCTACATTCAATATTATGTTCTTGTCTTGTAGGATCATCATACCCTGCATAATTTTTATGTACTATAGATTCGTTATATTGTGAAAAGATTTTTTGTGGTGGATTCCATAAGTCTCTCATTTTGCCTGGATATAATCTTGGATCATTTAATAACATAATCCATTTTACATCTGTATAATGATTAAGATAATATATAGGTGGACCAGCATATCTTCTTTGCATATCTAACGGTTTTGCAAGAGTTGTGTGATCATTCATTAATTTAGAATGACCATGTATATTTGAAGTTGCTGACATACCCATCATAAATACACCAACCTCAACTTTATATTTAGGATCTTTAATTAATACATCTTCCATAAATTCTTGTCTATCACTTGCTGGATGGTTACGGCTCCATTTACCTGATTGTTTCCAATCAACAAAATGTTCCCATGCATTTGTTAAATTACCATGTTCATTTATTTCTTGTTGTCTGTTTAAAGGTAATCTATCATAATCTGATGGACATACTAAAACAAATTCATGCTCAGGATTATTACGAATTAAATGTTCGAATAATATTGGTGCTTCATTATCTCCACCAACTGCACCCCAGCGAGTGCTATCAAATAATACTGACTTACCTATTTTACCTACACCTATTTTCATATTAGACTTTTCCATAAATTATTTAGTAGGAATAATAATCCCATTCCATTTAAAAGTATTAGTGCTCTATCATTCCAGATTAGTGATACCCATAACCATAATCCTATACCTATAATACTTAAGTATAAATCTATTTCAGCATATTCTGCTACACCTCTTATTGACATAGCACATAGTACAATAATAGAAGCTACCCATTTAATGTACCAATCTATTGTATGTTTTGGATTACGTGGATCGTTCATAACTAATATCTGCCTCTGTAAATAATTCAATTGATAACTGATTGCTTTCTTCCCATTTTTCTGGTATATCTTCTGCTTTATACACAACTCTTTTTACACCAGCTTGTATTAACCCTTTTGCACATTCACTACACACTGGTAACCCATGAATATATACAGTTGCACCTTGTAGTGATACTCCGTTATATGTTGCGTTATAAATGCAATTCATTTCTGCATGAACGACATACTTATATTTTTCATTTCTAATATTAAGTCTTTGATAAGTATCATTTACTCCTCTAGGAAATCCATTATAACCTTGTGATAATACTTGACCCTTATCTCCAATTGCAACTGCACCAATTTGAGTACTAGGATCTTTAGACCATGTAGAGATTTCTTTTGCTAATCCTAAATATCTTTCGTCCCACTTATTCATTATTAAATAATAAACTCCATTTCATTAACTTCTTTTTCTTTACTTTCATACGGTCTTCTATTTGTTTATCCGTTACAAATCCGC